TATACTTATCTAGGTCTAGTTCTCTAGGGAAATCTTGAATAAAAGATATTACATTCTCATGCATCCAGTTGGGTGTCTTTAGATAACAAAACTTTATCTTCTCACCATTATTAATCGAGGCATACTTATGATCTATCTGTTTCTTCTTTGTATAATGATTATATAAGATCGCTCCACGAACATGAATAGGGCATCCCTTTAGATACATGTCGGAAGAGGACTTCCACTTTTCTACATTAGAAACTGTACGAGGAAATGCAACTTCTGCTGGTGGTAATGATTTGAATTCTTTTCTGCACTGTTCGATATAGTCAATTACTTCGTCTTCTGTTCCGTTCATCAACAATTTGAAAGCATCTTTCAAGAACTTTCTACATGGTGCAGGGGTAGAAGTCTTTATGGCTTCAATACCCATGATCTTGAGTTTTGCATCTTCATATCTTACACCTTCACTATCCCATACGTTTAGAATATATCTTTTCTTTGCCGTCCATATACCAGTTGAAGCGATGTTCTCTCGCTTCATGATCATTTTTTGATCGTAGGCGTTAACGTAGTCTGCCAATTCTTGGTAAGAACTTTCAATATAAGGCTCAAGTTCCACTTCACAGACCTTGTTAAGGAACGAGACAACGCCCTCAGTAGTTTTTTCTCTCCCTTTGTATACAGCTTCGACCAGATCACCCATATGCAAATAGATAGAATCAGTATCACTAGCAATAACATAATCTTTACCCTCCGTTTTTAGAATAGTGTTCATCTTTTGATTCATTTTGTTCTCTATCCAACGAATAGAAACTTGTCCTGATAGAGTGATTGCCTCTGCGTTCGCCAATTTAAAGTAACGAAAGTATTGATTACCAATCGCACCATAGGCAGAGTTGAGAGCAATCTTTTTAGACATCTGAACATTGTTGCATCTTGCAATTTCTTTTTCAAGATCTTTTGTTGGTGTCTTTTCATATGCTTTTTTTGCTTTGATCATTCTCTTCTTGAAGATGACACGTTCGTTATACATCTTCTCCATCAACTCAGGTAAAAATCCTTTCTTCTCCTTACTATACATTGCACCATTGGCACAGACAGCAAAGTCCTTATACAATTCAAATGTATCTTCTTGATTTAGTAATCTTTCTACTGTTGCACTAGGATGTTTTTTATCTTGGAGAGTCTCTGGGGAAATATTATATTGCATAATCAAATGCGGATATAGTGAGTTAAGGTCAAATGACACTACCCATTCATATCTACCAGGCTTCGGTTCCTTTACATATGCACCAGCATACTTTGCATCTTTAGAATTACGATCTTTTTGTGGGATAACTATATTCTTTTTCTTTAGATAATTGTATATGATGGCATCCCATGTGCGAACTTGGAAAGCGACATCTGTAAAATTAATCTTTGCGTCATAGGCACGAGTGCAACATAGATCAATCAGTTTTAACTTGTCCTCAAGACGGTCTACCAGTTCAACGTCAACGATGTTGTAATCTACAAACTTTTGCCAGTTCTTTGTATAGAACTCACGGAAAGTATCATACTCACTGTGATCTAACTTCTGTTGTCCTAGTTCCATGAGAGCAATATGATCCAATCGGAAACTCTCTTGGTTTGAAGTTGCAGGGGATTTCTTGTATAGATCCAGATAATCAATTACAGATATGCCTGCAATATCATATACAATGTTTGCTCTACCAGCAATAGTGATTTCATTCTTTCTTACGATACCCCAAGGAGAAAATCTTTTAGTAAACTTCTCTCCCATAAGTCTGTCTATTCTACCTAAAAGATAAGGTATATCATACATCTCACAGTTCCACCCTGTAACGACCTCAGGCGTGTGTCTTTGCCACCAATCTACAAATGTAGTGATCAATCCTTCTTCACTGTGGCAGTCCACATAACGGTAGTTCTTCCTATTAGGATTAGTCTTGTATGGTCTAGATCCGAATGTAGTAATAAACTTTGTATTATAATCTTGTACAGTAATCAGTAATAGTTCTTCTGCAACATTAAAGACATCAGGGAAACCACTCTCCGCAGCAACCTCGATGTCAATAGTAACTAATTTAATTTTGTTTAGGTCAAACTTGATCTCATCCTCTGGATAGTTCTCAGAGATATATTGATGCACATATCTTTCATTACCATATATGTTGAAGTTTTGAACCTGTGAATACTTATCTATAAATGCTCTACAATCTTTTATCGTGCCTGGTTTGACAGGTTCCACCAATTCACCATCAAGTGTTTTCCATTTACTTCTCTTTCTTTTTGTAGGCACATAGAATGTGGGATGAAACTCTTGTCTATCCTCAAAATGTCTACCATTATCATACCCTCTAATCAGCATACTATTGCCGATCTGGAAAACATTTGTATAAAACTTCATTCTTTAGTAGCTAACTTCAAATATGAATCCACTAGTGATTTGTGTGGTTCAACTAATGATAATATTTTATCAGAACATATCATAATGTCAACATCGTCAGTTACATCACCTAACCAAGGAGTCATTTCTTTACCAACTATTTTGTATGGTGATATCATTTTACAGTTGGGATCACCAATGTCTAGAGCTGCGACTTCTTCTACTGCCGATATGATCAGATCACCATTTACCAATACTATTATTTTAATTTCCTGTTCCATTAAATCTAGCCTCGTAAGATTCTTTAACCATAGGTTTTGGTTCTACTATTGCAACAACCCAACTCGGATCGATAGATATTTTTTTCTCATCAGATAAAGGCATCCAAGGATAATATTGTACACTATACTTTGTTTCAGTCTCCTCCTTACCTTCGGTAAGCATCACAGGATCTTCAATCAGTTTACAACAGAAAGCATTTTCAAGAACTATAAAGATAGGTTTATCATTTTCATCTACAAGTTCTTTTACATCTGCTATAACTTCTTCATTAGATTTAAGTAGAACTAATTTGATTGACATTATATGTATAGAAAAAAAGAAGACCATCTGCCCCACTTCTCAGTTGCATCTTAGGTCTAAAAAAAATAAGAGGGAGGTCGGATTCCTGTGTACCGACAAATAACGGGCATTACTACAGTAGTAAAAACGTCATTGCCTGAGACCCGATTGGTTGATCGGTTCTTCTCTCGAAGCAGCACCACCTGTGTCTCATCACCTTAACCAGCAGTTGCCAGTAAGTTTATTCAGTCACTCCCATGTTGCGTCCAACAATATAAGTATAGCATAAAAAAAGGAGGTGTCAACCCTCCCCTTCTTCTTTCTTCTTTTTAGCACCAATATTGTATTTTGTTTCTAATATCCAATCACCTTTATCTTTATAAGATAACACTTTGATTTGATTTAAAGGTGCAATGTCTTGTATACGAACTACATCGACCACACCAACCAATCCCCAATCAGCAAGAAGCTGAGCAATACGGTTGCGACGCTGAACATCATTAGAAGTAAGGTTAGCGTGTTTTCCATCAAGAGCAAAAAGTTCTTTAAAGTGGACAAGATAATACCTCCCTTGCTTATGAAGTATATGACAACTTTGATATATTTTCTTTTCTTTCCTACTTGCTACACCAATTCTTGTGAGAGTTTCTCTGACTTTCAGGAAATCATCTGGTTCATTTAATGTTACCTCCACCATTTGGTCGGGAGACCATGTGACGACAGGTTCTTTAACAACACTCATTTCGCTCCTCCAGTATCAAATTTAGATTTTATAAAGTTGAGTTGTTCTTTTGTCAGAATTTTCAAAGCTTGCATTGCTTTTTCGTTACTATAACCATAGTAACGTTTTACATAATCAAGATCTTTGATCATATCTTTACGAAGCCAAGGAGAAAATCTCTTCTTAGTTCTCAAGCTATTTATAAAAAAGTCGTATTGCATCTTCTTAGGTAAAAAATTATACCTATTCATTTCGTTTGCAAACATAATTGCATCAAGATGCCCTGAGAAACAACGATTAATAATATATGGAGGATAGTCTTTCTCTATTGAGGGATCTTCATTTATTAAGTTTTTCTTTGTTTGGTTGATCGAATTCAACCAGTCTTTTAGTTCCATCTTCATTATCAAAATAGTTTTCACAAGAGCAGACAAGATTACGATCTCCATAAACATTGTCAATTCGTGATATCGCTGGCCAAAACTTATTAGTTTGATTGGCAGGATATGCTGCTTCTTCACGACTATAATTATACTCCCATTTGTCCGAACTTACAACCCTTGCAGTGTGAGGTGAGTTTTTCAAGATATCTTTGTTTTTATCAATCTCTCTGCGAATACTTACCATTGCTGCACCAAATCTTTCAAGTTCATATAGAGACTCACTTTCAGTTGGTTCAACCATCACTGTTCCTGTAACTGGCCAAGATAATGTCGGTGCGTGAAAACCATAATCCATTAATCTTTTTGCTACATCTTCAGCACTAATACCATCAAAGTGTCTTACATCAAATATACATTCATGTGCCACTCTCCCATTATTACCTTTGTATAATACTTTGAAGAATGGTTCGATACGATGTACTAACCAGTTAGCAGTAAGTAAAGATATTTCACTTGCCTTTCTTAATCCATCAGCACCCATCATACGAATATACATCCAACTGATTGGAAGTATACTTGCACTACCTTGAATTGCTGCGGATACTCTGTGATTCATAAAAGGAACAAGATGTTCTGCAACACCAATCGGACCAACACCAGGACCGCCACCACCATGAGGAATACAGAATGTTTTATGTAAGTTCATATGACATACATCAATTCCATATTCACAAGGTTTTGCTAATCCGACTTGTGCGTTTAAGTTTGCACCATCAAGATATACCTGTCCACCATTTTCGTGTACGATTCTACAGATGTCTTTGATAGTTGGTTCAAATACACCGTGAGTTGATGGATATGTAATCATAATACAAGACAACTCAAATGTATTCATTATTGCTTGCTTTTCCAAATCTTTCAAATCTATATTACCTTCATCATCACATTTGACAGGAACAATCTTCATACCTGCCATCACTGCTGATGCAGGATTAGTTCCGTGTGCACTTGTCGGTATCAAACATACATTTCTTTTGGTATCACCATTACTTCTGTGATATTCTTGAATTGCAAGTAGACCTGCATACTCACCTTGAGAACCTGCATTTGGTTGTAATGATACTTCTTCAAATCCAGTTATATCACATAACCATTCTTGTAAATCAAACATAATTCTTTGATAACCAAGAGTTTGATTTTCTGGTGCAAATGGATGCATATTCGCAAACTCATTCCAACTTACAGGCATAAGTTCTGACGCTGCATTTAATTTCATTGTGCAACTTCCAAGTGGCATCATACCATTTACTAATGAAAAATCTTTTGATACCAATTCATTAATATATCTCATCATATTGGTTTCACTTTGATACTTATTAAAAACATCTTGTCTTAACCAAGGTTGTGTTCTCTCTGGAACATACTTCCACTTGTATCTTCCAACAGATTCAACAATATGATCGATAGTATCGTATTTGTTAACCAAATCTTGTTGTGAATTAATTAGAGTTTGTATCTCTTCAAGAGTGGTAAGTTCATCTAAAGTGATGATAGTATGGTCATCTTCATAACGAACATTATATCCTTCAACTGCAAGAAAACTTTTAAATCTGACTGTATCAAAACCTTCTGTTTTATCAACTTCAATACCTAACCAAGATAATCCTGTTAATAAAACTTCTCTGTAAATTAATATTCGAGTTGCAATTTTTTTAAGTCCTTCTGCTCCGTGATATGCAGCATAAAATCCTGCCATATTTGCAAGTAAAGCTTGTGCAGTACAAATGTTAGATGTTGCCTTATCTCGTCTTATATGCTGTTCTCTAGTCTGTAGTGCTAATCGTAGTGCTTTGTTACCTTGAGCGTCTACAGACTGTCCTACAATTCTACCAGGTATTTTTCTTTTATATTTGTCTGTTGTTGCGAAGAAAGCTGCGTGTGGTCCGCCAAATCCCATTGGTACACCAAATCTTTGCATACTACCAACTGCAATGTCAAAACCCATTTCACCTACAGGTTGCATAAGAACCTGTGCGAGTGGATCAACAATCGCAATCTTCATACATTTACAAACTTCTGCTAATCTTAATAATCCATTTCGATGTCTTAAATTACCGTGACTATTTGGTAGTTGTACAATAACTCCAAAAGCATCAGTAAAAAAAGCGATTGGTATAGATGCATCAAAATCAATTTTAATTATATTGATACCTAATGGTCTTGCTCTCGTCTGTAATACTTCTAATGTTTGCGGAAATAATTTATCATCAACTATAAAATCTTTTTTCTTACTTTGACTATGAGCAAGTAACATTGCTTCTGCAGCTGCAGTTCCTTCATCTAGTAATGATGCATTTGCAACTGGAAGTCCAGTAAGTTCTGTGATTAGTGTTTGATAATTAAATAACGCTTCTAATCTTCCTTGTGATATCTCTGCCTGATAAGGAGTATAAGATGTATACCAAGCAGGATTCTCAAATACATTACGCAGTATCACTGGTGGTGTGATTGTTCCATAATATCCTTGTCCTATCAAAGTTCTCTTAACTACATTTAGTTCAGCAATCTCTTTTAATTCTGTGAGTGCTTCTTGCTCATCACAACCTTCTGGTAATCTACCATCACCACGAAGTAAAATTGAATCTGGAACTACTTGCCTTACAAGTTCATCTACACTTGTAAGACCTAAATCTGAAAGCATTTCTGCTTGTTCGTTTTTAGAGGGCCCGATGTGACGTTGAATAAATTCTGACATTACTTTTTAAATTCTTTTTTCTCATAATCATATGTAGGATGTGGATTAGCTGGAACCCAAGGATTTTTAGATTTGTTTTTAATTACAATAAATTTATCTTTTGCAAAAGTACCTGCAATCTGAACTTCAATATCTTCACCATCTTTCCAGTTTATTTCACCCTTAAGATTAGTGTGAAGCATTGCTTCTTGTATCTTGTCGATAAGTTCTTGTGTGAGTTTCATTTTTTCTTTTTAGGATAATATTGGAAACCCTCTGTCACTTCATTAAGTTCAGAAAGTCTAAATGTAATCATCTTGTCCCAAGGGGTATGACTATCCATTAGAACTGCTGCCTTTTTACCTTGTATTCTCTGAACACATCCAACATAACCTCTGTATATTGAATTTTCATCTATCACTTTAACTGTAGAACCTGGTAAAATCATTTTTTGAATACTCCTAACTTTGTCAAAAGATAAAGTGCTAGTATTGTCCAAAATACAACTTCTAATCCAACATTGTTCATTGATACTTCTCCAAATCACATTCTACTAGAATTTCTCCCTCACCCTTTCTTGGTATTGGTGGGCCTACTTTTTCTTGTAATACTTTAAGTTCTTTCGCACCTTCTCCTTGATCATAAGGAATTGGTGCATTGTGCAAACAAACACGAATGATTTGCATTTCTTCTGGAGTAAAAAAGATTTCTTTTTGCATTAGATTCCCAATAATTTGCGTTGACGATCAAAATAATTATGTAGTATCCAAGAACTACTGTTTATCTTATCAGTTCCACCCACACCATATTCAAATATAACATTTTCATTATTAGCAAACCCCATCGTTTCTGGAGTATTACTATGTCCTCTATCACCACCATTACAGAATACAACTTGCTTAGAAATATCTAACATTTTCTAATTGCACCCTTAGCAGTATCATCAGAATCATCCCATGATATCACAGCATCTACCATATCTAGATGACGAACAATGTCTGCTCTTTCTGTCCAACATTGAAAGTATTGACCTTTCTTTCTTTTTAACCAAGGATCTCCATTCAATCCTACAATTAGATAGTCAGAAAAATCTTTTGCTCTTTCAAAATATCTTAAGTGACCACTATGTATTGGATCAAATCCACCTGTGACAAGACTGACTTTATCAAAGATCATTCTACAAATGTTGAATCAGGTTCAAGTGCAATAAAATAAGTTAAATTATGATTCTTATTTACAAATCTAGCAAGCAATTTCTTAGA